AGAACCATAAATTTGAAAACGATATTCTTCCGGCAGTTCGCCTGCTCGACGGTAGCGGATATGCGTCTCAGGCACTGGAACCTTGCCTTCAAACCCAATCGAGTGACCAACAATCAGACCATCCGGCGAGCAACCGAAGTTGCCAAATTTGGACAAACAGAATCCGACATCCGCGACCTTGATCCCGGTCTCGCCCTCGAAAGCCGCGACCGCTTGCGGTTCAAGCTCCGTTCCGCGTTGCATTGCCCAGTTCTCGTAGTTAGGCGCGGACTCGCAGTTTGCGCGTTCAGCGATCAGTTTGCAAATCGCACGCTCGCGAGCCTGTTCCGCGACCTTGCCAGAGTTCAACAACCACGGCCCGAAGTTCGATGCGGTGAGGACTCCACGGCGAAGGTCGTGCCATTCATCGGAGCGCTGCTCGCAGTAATAGATTGTGCAGTCTGGAAATTCTTTCATGCTGATGCCAACGTTCTGGGTTTGGTTGCAAAGTCGAGACGAAGCGCCCTGTCTAAGATGTCATCGCTTGGCAGGTGATTGATGCTCGGCAGGATCTCCGGTTTAGCCGGTTCGATGCGTGCCGGTATGGCCTCGCGTTTCGACGCCGGAACCAGCTTTCCGCGAACCATCTTCGCGTCCTTGGCCGGGATCACTCTCGCCGGAATGATCCTTTCCTCGGTGGCGTCGATGCCAGTTTGGAAATCGCATTTGCCGCCAAGGCCAACATACAAATCGACGCGGCGCTGCATTTTGGCCCTCTGCCGCGATGTGAGGTTGAAGTCCTTAATCTGATACTCGGGAAGAAGGCGCCGAATCGCCGCAAGGTTGAACCGAATGGTTGGGTTCCCGCCCAGGTGATCGATGTGATAGATTGAGACTTCTTTCATAATGTTTCAAGTGTTGGGAAGCTTTCATCGAATGCCCATTTGAGAATTGTTGTGGGCTTGTTTTCTGCATGGGCCTTGAGTGCCTTGATGCCAAGGGCGGCGATCTCATGTTGCGAGAATTTACCTCGCGTCTTGTTGCTCTCGCGAATCAGGAGCTTTCGGAATGCCACTGCGGCAGGACTCCCGATTCCGGTCTCGACTCCGTTGAAGAACGATTCGGTTTTATCCTGCCCAATTCGCTCAAGAGCTAGAGATGCAAAGAAGGTTTTTCGCACCTTGCTGACGAGACCCTCAAGCACGTTCCACTTTTCAATGGCCCACTCAATCGAGTCGTAATGCTGGTAATATGCATCAAGAACTTCGGTCTTCGACAATCGACGGGTTCCAAGATTCTTACCGTCCGAGTAGCTCATCCACATCTTGGCGACACTTGACTTTGTAGCGTAGCTTGCGATTTCCTCGTATTTGAACGCATCTGAATAAGTCCTTGGAGTCCCTCCATCAATTAGCGGATAAACCTTTGGATCGAGTCCGCGAACCACCAAGACAACCGGAAAAAAGTCGGCTTGCAGGAAAGCATGAAGGCGATGCTGTGCATCGATCAATGCGCCATTCCAATCAAACCGAATTGCGTCTCCCGTAAACAACCATCTATCGTTGGTCATGTCGCGAACTGCCATCTTGACGAATTCCGGCTTGAGGTTCCGCTGAAAGTCAGGAACCGCAGCGAGCCACTTCTCGCAGATTTCTCGCGAGGTTTGTTCAAGGGAGACTTCGACACCGTTGTAGGAAAGTTTTTCAATCATGCCTCACATCCTTTTTCAACGATTTCAGATTCTGCCTCAATCGCTGGATGCGAGAAGGAAACCTTCGCGGCCTCGTTGGCGGCGCGATTGACTTGGATGTCAGCCAGCTTGTCGCCATCCTTGTCGAGCGCATCGTGGAACTCAGGCGAGAGCGTCAGGCGCTTGGAATGGCGGCGGATGACGGTCTTTTTGGCCATCTCCTCAAAGTCCGTTACCCACGGGCCGGATCCGCTCGCCTTTGACCGCTTGCGAATCGCTTCGACTTCCGCCAGCGTCATGACCTCGGTGTCGATCTCGCCGTTGGACATTTTGACAATGCTGTAGACAGCTTGGAGCTTGCCTCGATCTTCCCGCCAGTTGACGGAGTGCTGGATGTCGCCGTTGACCCATTCAAACGAATCGTTCTCTTTGACCGTCTCAGCCTTCCACGAAACAACCTCGCCGGATCGTTTGGCAAGCTCAACGAGTCCCTTCCAGTCCACGATCAATTGGACCTCTTTACCGTAGGGGATCAGATGGCAGCGCCGCCCGTCCGGCTCAAGGCCCAGGCTAGAGCAGTCGAGCATGGCTCGCATAAAGCTCTCCTGCGAGCATTCGGCAAGCTTGGGGGAGCGCAGCAGCAGGGTAGTGGCAACGCGCAAAAAGCGATCTGGCGTCATGTGGGAAGGCAAAGCGCGAGCAATTTGCGCTCTGACAGCCTCGGAGTTAATCAGCCCCTTAATGGTGCGAGGGGCTTCGGTGATTTCGTTTTTCATTTGTCTCTTTTTTGGTAATGCGCGTATCAGTCGCGCCCCTGCCCGTTATCGGGGAAAATATCCAGAGCCAGCCCGTAAAGCTCCTCCTCGATGGCATCGACGGCGGCGAGTCGGATGCCTAGGTTCTTCAACATCCGCACCTGGACGGCGAGTCCGTCGTAAATAAGATGATCGCATGACTCACGCTTACGGCGTCGGAATGCGCGGATCTCGGCAATGAGCTTGTCAGTCTCGCGCTCATGCGCGGTGAGTAGTTGGTTAAATGTCATGGTCTGTGGATCAGGTAGTCAATTGCGAGGTCGTAGTCGCGGCGCTCAACAACGGACGGGTCAAGTTCCTCCCCTGTTTCGTTGTCGATGACTGCGACAATCTCGGATCGCTCGATCTCAAGCGTGACGCTTCTCTCGGCCTCGGGACCGTCGAGGAGGTAGCGGGAAACCACCCCAGAGGTCGAGTGTGCGATCATGGCCAGATAAGTTCAAAAAGGGCCGGCACGTTCCAGACTGCGAACACGGCAAGCGTTGTCAGCAGCTTTATGAGAAAGTCGATGGGATCAAAGTGCATTTGAAGCGATGTGAATAAGGGTTCCAGGTGCAACGTCGAAAAATGCGACAGGCTCAGTTCTCCGCTGGGCCTCGTAGCGAGCACGGGCACGTTCAAGGGCGTCACGCATCGCGAAATAATCCGCGTCCGATTTGGCAGCGACTCCAGCCTCGAAAGCTCGGTTAAACATGTCAGCGACCGAATCCGCCGATGAGAATGAGAGGAACTCCTCCATGCGTGCGCGGAGGTTGTCCGCCTTTCTGTTGTTCAATATGTTCATTGCGCTTCCTCCTCGGGCAAATTGGCTGCGCTCGGATCAGCAGTCGGCGAGCCTGTGCGGAACGGCTCCGGTCTTGTTCTTGCGCAAGAGCGTCTAGCATCGCGCCCTCTTCGTCTGGGATTTCGATGTTTAAAATCATTGGTTAATAAGTTCTGCGGTTTCGGAAAATTCTCCGTCTTCGTCGGTCTGCGTGTATTTGATGCTGACGGTCATGCCATCGAACTGCTCGACATCAAACCCGCTGATCCACGCCTCATTAACGGTATTGCTGTGCGCTTGAGTGCCTTTTGGAAACAGCGACTTCACGGCAGGCCAAAGGCTCAAAAACCTAGTGCCGTCATGCTCATCAAGGTAAATGTCCCCGCCGCACTCAGCGGGGTGGTAGCCGTAAGGCATGATGACATCGAGGATTCCGGCAAGGCCGGGGGCTTTTTGAAACCGCACAGGAATAATCGCGGTGATGGAACTAATGGTCATTGCTCTCTTTTGTTTTTGCCAGCGGCCCATCCGCTAACGAGGCCATGATAAATCCCGCTTTAAAACTTGCAACGGATTTTTTTAAGAATCCGCTTTTTTCTTTTACAGACCGCGCTAGAATGCCCCATGTCAAAGACTACAGACGCCATTAAACGTGCGAATGAACGGGGTTACACGGCAGACCGCGAGGGCAACATTTACGGGCCGCGCGGGAACCGGTTGAAGCTCCGCCAGCAGGGCAATAAAAACCGAACGTATCCGCATTTTGGAGTTAATCTCAACGGGCAGGCGATAGGAGTCGCGGCCCA